AAGCGTAGTAAGAATAAAAAGAACTACTGTGCCCGTCAATATATTGATCAGAAGATCAATATATGCGGTTCTAAAATCAAACTTTTTATTCTTCATGATCATATGTTACCGCATATATTAGCATTTTTGTAATTAAACTTGATGCAATACCAACTGCGTTTGTGTACAATGCTATACCAAGACCAACAGACATATTAGCTAATAAACTAGCCAAGCTGGTAGGATCTGTAACAGATGCAGATGTAATACCTGACGAAAGCAAGTAGATAAATCCTACAACTGTTCCTAGCATTCCTAAAGCTAACATTTGTTCGGACAGAAACCAGCTGGCATCAACTAACTTACTAGTAAAATCTTTTGTGTATGCAACATACCCAATCATAATAGTAGTAACAATGTACATAGCCGCTATAGCGGCAGTAATCATTGTAACATCATCATGCCAAATTTTAGCGATAATTCCGACGTACCAAGCCCAATAAATTCCAGTTAACACTAATAGATTAGTTATCCACCAAATATAAAATTGTTTTAATTTTTGCATATCAGTATCCTAAATTGTAAACAACTTGTATTTATTAACCAGTAAACAACTCTATTACTTTGTTAACATATTGCGAACGTTCCATTACAAACTTTTGCGCCTCTAGCTCGTCGTCTACAGTTATCACAATAACAATTTGAGGGACAGATATGCTGTAGATGCGTTCAAACATCATTGAGTATACGGTTGACTGTAGGAAATAGTTTTCAATCCATTCTTCTTTTTTTAACTTTTTCGATGTTTTAAAATCGATGATAGAAACCTTTCCGTCATATTCAGCTACCAAGTCTGTTCTACCAGCGCAACCAAGTGCCTTAGAACACAACGGTAGTTCTACTCCGAGAATGTTATCTACATGATCGTCGAGCGCGGACTTGATAGGTTGGAACGACTCGACATTAACAGGCATCTCGTTTTGATAAATGTTCTCTTCATTGAGAACATAACGCTCTGCTATCTTGTGAATAGAGTTTCCCCTACGTGTTGATTGCGCAGAGATCCTGTTAGCTTCTTCCTCGCCAACCCTCTTGCGCCATTCTAACAAAGCAGTTTTATCGAGCTTCTCTGATAAAATTGTAGTAACTGACTTGAGCTTAGTTATGCCATCGGGCAGCAAATAGTAACGCTGCCCGTTGATTGTTTGTGTTGTCAAACTGATCTGAGGGACCAGTGTATGTTTAAATTTTTTACGCGACAATCCCTAATCTATCCTTTTGTATAATATAATCTTTCACCATCGAGCTTCTAACGATGTCATGTTCGTCAAATTCAATAAAGGAAAATGATTTCATTCTCTCAATAATTCTCATGAAATTTGGTAGCCCGTTTTTTTCATGATCTTTAGTAAAGTCAGACTGCCTAAAATCACCGGAAAATATAATTTTACAATGCTTGCCGACTCGGGTAATAACCGAGTCAAGTTCATGTAGCGTCATGTTTTGAACTTCATCTACAATGATGATACAGTTGTTCAAAGTAATACCACGAATAAACGAGGTTGAAATAAATTCGACCACGTTTTTATTTTTTAGATAATCATAGGCATCACCTCGGTGAAATAACTCTGTACAAATCGCATAGTATGGCGCTTCATATACCCGAGCTTTTTCTTTATTATTACCTGGCAAAAATCCCATATCTCTTGTAGGAACTACACTTCGTACAATAACAACTTTTTTGAAAGGTCCATCAGATTCAGTAAGTATTTGATTTAATGCTAGGTACATTGATACAAAACTTTTTCCTGTACCAGCTGTACCATGAAGCATTAGGTTTTTACCTTCATCATAAGCCTCAAACGATTCTCTTTGATGTTTCGTTAAAGGGTCTATTCTCTTCAACTGAAAATTAAGTTTTTCTTGAGTAGTAGCAGTATTTTGTTTATTTTGTTTCAGAAGTCTTTTTTCTTTTCTTGATAGTCTTTTTACTTCTTCCATATTGTCCTACTAAAAAGTGTTAATGGTGCTTCTAGTTATCCCTCTAGAGTGTTTTCTTTTAATATCTTTCAAAAGATCTCTAAATCCTTGTTCAGGTTTAGCCATACCTCTCCCTGAAGATATCATCGGAGCTCCGTTAACTAATTGAGTTACGTTTTTATTATTATTTAAATAATCATCAAGAGCAGAAATAGTCATAAACTCTTCGTACTCTTCTCCTGTTTCATTGTTTAAAAAACGATATGTTGGCATTAATCCCAATCATCCATCAATTCATCTGTTTCTATCAAAGCACTAATATCTTTAGTTTTTAGTGCGCGTTCAAACCTTTTTTGCTTTCGCTTATCTATTTTATTTTTATGATCTACATATTCTTCGTCTTCATCAAAAGAAAAATCGTTCTTTTTAAATTTACGCAGCGTTTGTTTGCTCATTGGAAATAAGTCCTGGTAATGCCTCTGTTACGTGTTGAAGTGTAATGCCCTTGATAGGTTTTTTGTCTTTGACTTGACACAAAAGTTTAGCGTCCTTTGGATCAAGTCTTTCAAGAAATTCAATAAACATTGATTCTCTTTTTGTTTGATTAAGATCAGGATAAAATCCTTGAACGAAATATTGAATTAGTCTAGCATCCTTATGTAAAATATGCTGCTGATCAACTAATTCATTTGGTTTGTATGGTGGTTCTCCTTCAGGAAGAGCAAACTTAACGTTTGAATCATAAGCTGCTTGAAGAATAACCCTTAGAGCAAAAGTATCATTTACTCTTAATTCATCAATTTTTTCTTGAGTTCTTTTAAGTTTACCAACTTTTTCTAGGAACTCAGCCATTCCGATTACCATTTAGAATTCTCCAATGTGTTCTGTTAGATTACGAAGTTTGTTAGCGATGAAATAGTTCATCAACTTCGAACGGTCTTTGTTTTCCTGCGCTTGATAAGATTCCATAACCTTAACACGAATTTCTTCTGGAGTTTCGTCAAGGTCAATAAGCTGCTTATTGCGCATGTAGTTACGAGCGATCGCTGTTTCCATTTCGCTCGGTGTTAGCTTTAGATAATGTTCCATTTTTTTAGCAGTTAGAGGACGCTGACGTTCTCCAACAACAAAACAATTATCTGAAGAAAGGATATTAGGAACACCATCGCCAGCATCGCCCTTTAAGATATGTTCCTTTAGATACTGCTCAGGATTATCATGAGTAATCCACTTTTTACGAACAGGATCATACTGCTTGACATTACCATACTTATGTAGTTGGATAAAGTCCTTGTCGCCTGACAAAATAAGAACCTCGCTGCAGTCAGACCTAAAGCTCATAGAAGTTACAAGCGTGCCAATGATATCATCCGCTTCGGCTGACTCAATATCAACAACTCTATATGGAAAAAACTCTTTAAGTTCGGCGCGAATCTTATTCAAGCATTCAAAGATAGCTCGCCAATCGAGGTCTGATGCCTCCTGCGACTTCTTTCGGTTCGCCTTATAGTAAGGGAACATTTTACGACGCCAGTAGTTTGTATTATCGCAAGCAATAACAAGCTCGCCGTATTCTTGACCAAACTTAACACGATATGAACGAATGGAATTTAGAATCATATGGCGAACCATATTTTCTTCGATCTGTGCGTTAGTATGATTGCCTAGTTGCATAAGAAGATTAGAAAGCATAACCTGATTCAAGTCAACAATAATCACAAAATCACCTGTTTGAGTTAAGATTCAGTTTCGGATTCGGATTCATCTTTTAAATTAATTTCTACACGGTCGGCAATACGAAGAGTGCCTGGTTCGTTTGGATCTGGATAAAAAATTTCTTCAGAAAGTTTTTGGAATGGATGATAGATATCATAATATTTACACATGATAGAACGAAGAGATTCTATAATAAATGCACCGTCTTTTAGGTTAAGATCATCCTCAGTTTCATCGTCTAAAAAACTAAACCCTGAAATTTCTAGTTGATTGAAGACCATAGGAGCGATATTAGAAATCGTTTCTTGTATATGGAACTGTTTCATCATATCTATATTTCGATTGATGTTTTCTACAGTTACTTTTTCTTTAGGTCCAGAATAAGCTTTTGGAAAATTTACTACGTTATTAGAACTCATGATCAACCATCAAACTATCATACCCCGTTTATACATTAAAGTCAAATGTATTTATTCGTTGTCAAAGCTTAAGACGGCTTTTATTTGTGTGTTGCAAACGAATAGATTGGGATAATGCATGCATAAGGATCTGGTGACAATCCTCTACGACTCCATAGTTATCGATGTTCACGTGTAAAATATGGTCGGCTATTTTATTTTTTTCTATTAAACCACCGTCAAACCCTACCATGGCAAAGGTAGTCATATTATATTTTGCAGCAGTTCTGAGAGCATTAATAACGTTGGGAGAATTACCACTTGAAGAAATTACAAGTACAGCTGCTCTCCAATTGGGGAACCACTCAATTTGCTTAGCAAAGATTTGATCGTATGCAATATCATTAGCGATAGCTGTAACCAAAGAAACGTTTGACTGTAATGGGATAACATATGGGTGAAGGTTTGTGTCCATACAAATGCCCTTTGTATGATCACAGGACATGTGTTCAGCAATTGCTGCTGAGCCACCATTACCACAAACAAGAAGAGGAATTTGTTCTTTGGCTAATTTAACTAAACCTCTTTCAAATTTTAAAAAGGCAAACTTATCAACTGTTTTGAGCGCAGCGTTAATAAGATTGCGATAATCAATAAGATAGTTCATGCTTTCATTTCCACTTTGCTGCCTTCTGGTTCAAACTTAAAATCAAAACGAGGATATCCCTTCATTGCTTCAAGTACCTTTGGCTGATTTTCTTCTGGTACATACAACAACAAATAACCTCCGCCGCCTGCACCTAGTATCTTACCACCAAGTGCGCCAGCAACCCTAGCCTTGCTGTACATCTCATCGATGTATGCATTAGATATATTGCTGGATAGTTGTTTTTTGATTTGCCAAGACTCATTCAGCAAATCGCCAAACTCATCGAGCCTGCCGCAATTTAAAAGCCAGTTGGCTCTAACCGCTATATCAACTATCTTTTGTGTATTTTCAACGTTGACGTTGTTTTTTAACTTCTCAACTTGTTCAGTCAATACACTCGAAGCTTGACGAACTATACCAGTATTGAAACACAGCAAGTTATTTTCTAGCTTTTTGATAGTTTTTATA